TTTTTATATTATTTTTTATAATTTTTATAATTTTTAATTTAACCTTGTTTAAATAAACAAATATCAACATATATTTTTGTAGTAAATACAGAACTTACATTTCCATTATTCCAAAATAATGTTAACGAAACACCATCATTAGTTATGGTATAAGTTGAAGAAGCAACTAAACCGTTATTTACATTATTATTTGTAGGACTTTCAGCAACTTGACCCGTTGAAATAATATAAGCACCCGTTCCAAATCTACTTACTAATTCTGCGGGTAATGAAACATCAATAGACCAATTATTATGAGGAGTATTCGTTGTTGTATAATCAATAACTCCTTTTATTCTTAAACTGGTATGGTCGCATGTATAATAAAAAGCACTATTTCCCGTGATTGTCCCTATATTTGCTACCAAAGTAGGAGCATATGCTTGTGTTTTTACTTTTCCGTTACCATCACCAAATGATAAGGTATTACATCTAATATCCATCCCAGGTTTAGCGGTGTCATAACTTGCACTTGTAAATTTGTTTAAACTCATTATTTTATTTTATTATATTATATTAAAATAAAATAATTTTTTTAACATTTATATTAAAAATTTTTTATATTAAAATAAAATATTTTATAAAAAATAATATTTAGGGCGGTGGATTTACTTGAAAAGTTCCAATAAAACTAATTTTCCCAATTTGTCCCGTTGTAAAATTTGTTCCATTTGCTCTAAAATCACAACTAACACTATTACCGCTTACAGATGTAAAACCATCCCCCGCCGTAAAAGGTGTTGCTACATTATTAGACATAAAACCGCTTGTTGGATATTGTTGAGTATCTGTTAATATTGTATATCCAGTTGGAAGAGGACATTGAAGGGTTACTATTGCCGTCGTTGCTACAGATATTGTAAAATCAACATTTACATATACGGTCATTAGATTATTATTATATTTATAAAATGCTTGATAATCACCTAAAGTGCAATCATTTGCGGTTAATGTTGGATTAAAAGCACCACCATCTATATCTACGGGTTGTTGTGGTTTAATAGATTGTCCTTTTATTTCTAAAGAACTACATTTAATATCATTACAACCAATATTTAGATATTGTTTTTCTAAATAATCGCTTGAAGTTGTTAATTTGTTTAAACTCATTTTTATTATATATAATAATAAAATAAAAAAAACTAAATTATTTTATATATTTTTATTAAACCCTTGGTGGTCTAACATTTATTAATAAACTATCATTATTAGCATCACTATAAGCACAATAACCTAAAACTATTTGTGATGTGTCGTCAGTTGATACTTTTGAATAATCACTATTATCTAAATATAATGTTGTTCCTTCTGCTACAGAAATAGCACTTGTCGGATAAGGTGTATTTGGTTGTAATGTTATATTCCATCCATCGTCTTGTGCTGAGCCGTCACTGAAAAAGTAAAATCTTACATATCTCGTCCCTAAAGATATTAATGCGGGAAATGTGTTAGATGGAACACCACCTAATAAAATTGCACGAGGTTCGTCTTTAGGCAATATCCAACCGAAATTTGAACCAGTTGAATTCCAAGAAGAACCACCAAAAGAGGTTGAATATGGCGGTGTTGTATTTGATGATGTTTGTAACCATTGAACGGATATATTATTAAATGTTACTCCATCTGTAGAAGTTTGTATTCCTAATCTATCATACATTTGTGATGTTGAATGCTCAAAACCAAAACTATTAACCGTGCAATTAACCGTATATCCAGCACCAGCATCAAAAGTAATTGAATAATTTTCATTAGCATTATAAGAAGCACCGCCTCCGCTGTCTGTAAAAGTCGTATTATTTGTTAAACTTCGTGTTGTTCCATTTGTAGTATTATTTAAAATAACTGTTTCAAAACTCGGTAAAGTTGTTGATGTTCTCCTTGCTGTAGCATATCCAGTAGATAATATATTAGCAGTATTTCCCGCTGTTGTATCATCTAAACATATACCTATAATTTCGTGCTGTGATGGTAAAGAACCAATTGAAGAACATTTAATATTTCCAGAAGTATAATCATAAATTACGGGTTGTCCCGCACTTAAATTATTTAATGCTGTATATTGTTCTACAACTCCATAAGCGGTTTGTGTTGTTGAGGTTAATAGATTTGTTTTTATCGTTGAACCAACTAAACCACTAAAATCTAATGATGCACCAGAACTACCCGCATTATCATCTACATATTTTTTTGTAATTAATTCTTGGTCGTTTGTAAAACTTGTTTGTGTTGTTGTTAAAGTATTTGTTATATTTTTATTTCCATCAGTATTTATTAAATCTTTACTATTTTGTTGTAATGTAGTAGAATTTAAATTTATTGTTGATGCTGTTTGTGTTATTGTATTTGTTGTTAAATCTATTTGAGAACCACCATTTAAAGATGTTAATAATGGTATTCTTATTGTTCCTTGAAATTCTGTAATATTAGGGATTGTATTTGTTAAACTAATATTTTGTGTTTTAGTTTCTAAATCTGTTATAGATAAAACACCGTTAGAAACCCACGATAAATTACCGCTACCATCTGTAGCTAAAACATATCCACCATTTCCTAAAGTAGGGGTTGAAAAATTATTATAATTACCATCACCAGTTTTTACTTTTAATTCTGTATCAACTTCAGCAGTAAATAATTTTGTTGTTCCATCAATTTGAGTATTTCCAGCAGTAGTATTAGCATCATTTATATTTTGTGTTCTATTAAATAATGTAGGGTCTGTTGGAGATATTAATGTTAAATCAGTAAAAGCACAATTTCCGCTTCCATCAGTAGTTAAAACCCAATTTGTTCCGCCTAAATTAGCAGTTTTTAAATTAACTATATTTCCATCAGTAGTTTTAAACTTAAGATTATCACCAATAATGGAATTTGCATATATATTCATCCATTCTTTTTCTTTTGAATCATCAGTAAATTTATTCAAAGACATATTTATTATATTATAATAATATAATAAAAAAATCTTAATTTTAAATTAATAAAGTCATAGCACTAACCCAAAAATCACCATCATAACATTTATTATGTGTAAATAGTTTAATAAACTTTTCTAAAGAAACATCTTTAAATCTTATCCGTAATTACTCCCAACGACCGCATGTATTTATGTGTTCTTTAAATTTTAGCAATTTATTATCATTTACTAATAATTTATAATTACTTTTATCTATTAATGCTGTTAAATGTGGTGTCACAACACCTCTATGTCTTCTTAAATTATATTTAGAGTATTTTAATTCTTCGTCAATATTCATTCCGTAAGGGTCAAAAAATTCAAGAGTATTATTTTTATGTTTTATTAAACATATATAATGTCCTACATTTTGTTCTAACTGATATAAAATGACACAACAACCATAAGGATTTAATATTTCATTAATATTATCAACTTGTTCTAAATCACTATATAATATTAAATTAGTTTTATTATCTGTAATTCTCATTATATCATCTTCGCTTAATTCGTAATCTTCTGCACGGTATATATCTTTATCAATCCCGCTCATTTATTATATTATAAATTAATATAATATTATAATAATTTTATATAATTATTCATATAACTCACTCATCGGGAAATAGCAACCTTTTTCATATATAACATATTGAGGATATGAGCGGTAAATCATAACCCATCTTGATGGTAGATTTACAAACTTTTTAATTTGTTGTTTATCTAAACCACAATAAGTTTTTAGAAAGTTTTTAATATGATAAGTTCCAGAACCAGATTTAGGAAAAACAACAACTCCAGTTGCCTCATTTAATATTCTTCTTGTAGATGAATAATTACTTAATAAATGAGATGTTATTAACATTCTTATTTTAAAATGTCGCCCTTGTTCTAATAACCAATCTCTTAAAACCTCCATATATCGTCTCATATTTCTTTCTCGTATAGTATCCGTATCATCAAAAATAACTAAAGAGTTTTCTAATTCTTTAGGTTCTATAGGGTCATTTAATAAATCATTATCTAATATAATTCTTGTAGGGTCGTGTTTATCTAATGCTTTATCATGATTTATTGATGAAAATAAATAAATCTCATCATCTTTAAACATTTTTTTAAATTGCCCTATCCATTTTCCAGCAAAAGTAGATTTACCAGCACCACTGGGAGCAGTAATATAAATTTTTTCTACAACTTCTTTATTAGGTAATGGTTGTAATCTACCTTCTTTTAATTTTACTTCATTTTGTCCTTTTGAATCATTTAAATATAAATATTTACCATCATCTTTACCTCCTATAATTTTTGCAATTTTTCTGCCTTCTGTAAATGAAAAAAACATTTCTCTTATTTATTATAATATATATAAGATTTTGAATTTAAAAATTTAATTTAAATTTTTTATATTTTATAATTATATAATAAAAAATGAGTAATCAATTACAAGATGATGAAGACCATATTTACTACAATATCAATATTAGAAAAGGAGAAGAAAATGAGGGTAAACAATTTCAAGCAGTTTTTAATGAGACAAGAGTAGAACCAGTTTTAAATAAACCAAGTGATTATGATTTAGCCGTCGTAAGATTTTCTATACCAAGTCAAAATATTCCTATTTTTTTATGGAAAGAGAATGAATTTAAAGTTACTATTTCATACCAGAATTTTGATTTTACAACAACTTTGCAGTGGACTGTAAATTCTCCGGCTGGTAGTTATGATTATTATGGTAAAGCAGTATGGAATTATCAAGATTTTATTGATAGTATAAATGTAGCATTAAAAGCATCATTTACTAATTTTGTTGCTGGAACACCAGCATTCGCTCATAAACCTACAACAGCACCATATATGATTTATACGGCTGAAAGTGAATTATGTTCTTTAATAGCAGAAGAAAAATATGATGTTAGTGGAACTTATGCTGACCCCGTATATATTTATTTTAATTCATCATTAATGTCTTATTTTCCAGCATTACAAAATTATAGCGATGAAACAGACCCTATAAAATCACATTATATTAAAGTAAAAGATAATTTTAATAATGTTTCTGTTGTTGGTGGTATTACATATTACGAAATAAAAGAAGAATATACAACATTATTTTTATGGAATGATTTACAGAAAATCGTTTTAGAAACTGATAGTATACCAGTAAATAATGAATTACAAGGTTCTCAAACTAATAAACAAAGAAAAGTTATAACTGATTTTGAACCTTTAAGTAGTGTAAATGACCGCTCACAAATTCAATATTTTCCACAAGGTG